TGGGAGGACGTAACAACCTTGCTAATGCCTACAAGAATGAGGACGGTATTCAGGTGTTGGCAGAATGGGTATTCTTAGATCCTATGGAGAGTAGCAAAAAGATACATAGTTCTGTTCTTGAGCTTGTACAGGAAGAAGTACCTAATGACCGTGGAAAAATCAAGTACCGATCAGATGCCTTAGAAGAAATGGACCTGCACCCCGGAGACGTTGTATACTTCAGTAAGAACAGCGACTACGAGATGGAGGTTGATGGTGAAACCCTGTGGCGAATGATGACTAACGACTTGATTTATGCCGAGGTCAAAAACTAAATCAGGATTTACCACACTCGGTGCCGCAGAGTCTTTAATGTCTTCTATGGAGTTTGCTATCAATAACATGATAGAGGAAATAAAAAAACCCGTGGATAAAGAGTTGTCTGGTTCACAACGAAAGGCTGAACTTCAAAGCATAAAGCAAACAGCTGTTGATGCTCGTGAGCTTATACAAGAGCGCCAGCGACTAGAGGTCATGATTAAAGAGCTAAAAGAAACCGGTGGAGTTTCTGAAGACAGTGATTTTTCTGGTGGTTTTGCCGAGCGATTCTCAAAATAAATTATGTCTGGACTTAGAACCATAGAGAACTATACCGCTGAGGTTATAAATATATGCCCGCAGGAAACTGAGGGTGAGATTATTGAGATCTCTGGATTACACATACAACTTCCTGCTGTACCCGATCATAAGAATATACTTTTCTATGATAAGAGTAAAGAAGACCAAAGATGGATGCGTATTGACACACCGCCTGAACTTAAAAGAGTGCGTTCTATGGATGAGTGGGCAGAGAAGCCAAAGGAGTTCCGAGATAAGTATTCTAAATACATTGAAGGGGAATTTCAACGCAGGCGCAATGGCGTATGGTTCTATAACAATGGAACACCCACTTATATTACCGGTAGGCACTACATGCTACTCCAATGGAGTAAGATGGATATTGGATATCCTAGCTACCTGGAGTTTCAGCGTAGGCTGTTTGTTCACTTTGCTGCATGTGAGTCTGACCCACGATCATTAGGTCAGATATTTACTAAGTGTAGACGTTCCGGATATACAAACATATCGGCAGCTATACTCGCTGATGAAGGTACACAGGTGAAAGAAAAGCTGTTAGGTATACAGAGTAAGACCGGTAAAGATGCACAGGAAAATATCTTCATGAAGAAGCTGGTCCCTATGTTTCGTAGCTATCCTTTCTTTTTTAAGCCAATACAGGACGGTACCACAAACCCACGTATGGAGCTTGCATTCCGTGAGCCATCAAAGCGGATCACAAAGAACAATAAAACAGCATCTGTTGGTGAAGCGCTAGACACCATTATTAATTGGAAGAATACAACAAACAACGCATATGATGGGGAGAAGCTACACCTGCTATATCTTGATGAAGCAGGTAAGTGGGAGAAACCTACAGATATTAGAGAGGCTTGGCGCATTGAGCGCACCTGTCTTATCGTAGGTAGACGTATTGTTGGTAAGGCTTTAGTAGGGTCCACTGTAAACCCTCTTGACAAAGGGGGTAAGGAGTTTCGTGATCTTTACTACAGCAGTGATCCGGACCAAAGAAACCAGAACGGTAGAACTAAGTCAGGGCTATATAAGATCTTTATACCCGCATACGAGGCGTTAGAGGGATTCTTTGATAAATATGGTAACCCAATCATTGAAGACCCTGAAAGTCCCGTAGAAACGATTGAGGGAGATATGGTAGACATAGGCGCTAAGACCTATCTTAATAATGAGCGTAAAGCCCTTATGACAGATGCCTATGAGCTAAACGAAGTTATACGCCAGTTCCCGTTTACTGAGGACGAGGCATTTAGAGATAGTACAAAGTCTACAATTTTTAATATCGCTAAGATATACGAACAGATAGGCTACAACCAAGAGCTGTATCCCGATCCTGTCGTTCAGGGGAACTTTATATGGGCCGAGAAAAACAAGAAGGTAGCATTCTCTCCTGACCCTAATGGTCGCTGGAGAGTTACATGGCTACCACCAGAAAAAGATCGCAACGTCTTTGTGTCAAGGTATAGTAAGATATCGCCACCTGAAGGCGCTGTTGGTGTTGGTGGAGTGGATAGCTATGATCTTGATGCTACTGTAGATGGAAGAGGATCTAAAGGTGCTTGTCACTTATTCGTTAAGTTCAATATGAAGCACGACATTTCTAATATGTTTGTTGCTGAGTATGCCGCCAGACCACCTATGGCTAAGATCTTCTATGAAGATATTCTTATGGCTGCATTCTTCTATGGATTCCCTATACTTATTGAGAATAACAAATATGGTATTGCACGACATTTTGAGGCTAGAGGATTTGACAACTACCTAATGGACCGTCCTGAACACCTAAAGACAGGATCTAGCACAACTAAAACAAAAGGAATACCTTCCAATAGTCAAGACATTATTGATAGCCATGCACAGGCAATTGAGTCGTACATACACAACCACGTTGGTCAAAACCTAGAGACAGAAAAAATGGGTCGTATGTATTTTAATAGGACACTTGAAGACTGGATCGGATACCGTATTGAAAATCGTACAAAATACGATCTTACCATATCTTCAGGGTTAGCTCTTATGGCTGCACAGAAATTTAAACGTGACAAACCGAAGACGAACTTCAATGAAAAACAGTTCTTTAGGACCTTTAAGCCTATACAGAGATAAAACACCCTTTCTTTTATTCTTATATTTGCATATTATAACGTAGCCCTTATTATGCAAGACGATTTGAACCAAAGGGATAATTTTGGAAACTTCCCTAATCCATTAGCTGACGCTCCTACAAAAATGAGCAAGGCTTACGGGTTGAAGTATGCCATGGCAATTGAGAAACAATGGGGATCAGCGGACGATGAAGGTTCTATCTTTAGACGTAGAATGAAGTCCATTGAGCTTAATAGAGATTATGCTCACGGTACTCAGGATACCACTATCTATAAAAAGATTCTTACTTCCCTAGATCCCAACAATGGTGACGGATCACTACTAAATCTTGATTGGACACCGGTACCTATTGTTCCTAAGTTTGTAAAGATTGTAGTAAACAAAATTCTCTCAAAAGACCCATACCCAAAGGTAGAAGCTATTGATCCTGTTTCTCGCATGGAAAAAGAGAAGGAGCGTGATAAGATTAAAAGACGTATACAAAACCGTGATATCCATAAGCAAGCTAAGGACCTAGGCTTAAAGGCTGATTTTGATATTGATCAACTTCCCGAAACGGAAGACGAAGCAGAAATATTTCTTAATGCAAATCTAAAGATAGCATCGGAAAGTGTAGCTCAGATAGCTACAGACCTTACTTTGCAATGGAATGACTTTAACGAAAAGATATACCGTAGAGCTGTAGAAGATCTAGTAGTTAATGGTATGGCTGTTGTTAAACGTGAAAACGATCCTAACTACGGTATAACAGAAATGTATGTAGATCCTGCATACTTTGTGCATAGCTACACTGAAGATCCAAACTTCTCAGACTTAGTGTATGCTGGTCATATTAAACGTATGACTATTCAGGATCTTAAGCGTAAAGCTTCTAATCAGTTTACGGAGGATCAGTTTGAGCAAATCGCAAACAATGTAAAGCACAAGTACAATAATAACTCTAGTAAAGTAACTCATAGCTATTACGATCGTAGTCTAAATAAGACTACATACGGCTATGATGAGTACATTGTTGAAGTGTTAGACTTTGAGTTTATATCTGTTGACGATATCATATACGAAGAGAAACAGACGAGATTTGGCAATACTGGATTCCATTATAAAGGATATGAGTATAAAACACCATCTCAAAGCGTTTACGATCGTAACCCAGTGTACATGAAGAACACCACGGTTTATGGTGGTACTTATGTAATAGGCACAAAGTTCATCTTTGATTATGGGATGAAAAAGAACCTGCCTAAAAACATTCACGACATTACTCGCACACGCATGAGCTATAGCTGCATTGCTACCAATATGCGTAGAATGATGCCTAAGAGTATGGTGAATGGTGTTATCGGATTTGCAGATCAATTGCAACTTACGCACCTTAAGATTCAGCAGGCTATTGCTAAGGCAAAACCTGACGGTTTATTGGTAGATATTGAAGGTCTAGAAAATGTCCAGCTAGGACGTGGAGGTGATCTCCAGCCTTTAGATATTCAAGACATCTACGAACAGACAGGTGTATTCTATTACCGTAGTAAGAACCCTGAAGGTGGATTCCAAAACCCACCGGTACGCCCACTAGAGAATTCTGTGCGTAATATCAATGAGATGATCGGGATCTATAACCACTACTTACGTATGATCCGTGACGCTACAGGTATCAACGAGGTGATGGACGGTACAAGCGCAAAAGGAGAGCAGCTTGTAGGTGTTCGTGAGCAGCAGATGGCTGCCGGTAACAATGCTATCTACGACATTACCAATGCTGCTGGTGTTCTGTTCCGCAAGGTATGTGAGGATATCGTTAAATGTCTTCAAGTATTACCTCAAGAGTCAGTTCTTTATGGCTTGTATACTAAGGCTTTAGGAGAAAAGTCTATGGCTTTATTAAATAGCTTTAGAGATCTACCTATGTACAACTTCGGTATTCGTGTTGTAAATGAAATGGGGGATAATGAAAAAGCCTACTTAGAGCAAAATATTCAGATCGCACTTTCTCAAAAAGAGATTGATCTTGAGGATGCTATTGCAATTCGTCAGTTAAAAGATGTGGACCAAGCACAACAGCTTCTTATAGTTCGCAGACAAAAGCGCATGAAAGAAATGCAGAAGCTAGCGCAAATGAACTCTCAAATGCAGGCCCAAGCAAACAGTCAAGTAGCCCAAGCAGCCTCACAGGGTAAGATGCAGGAAGCGCAACTTGCTTCACAGTTGGAGATGCAGAAGATCCAAATGGAAACTCAAGCGAAAGCTCAACTCATGGAGATGGAATACCAGTTTAAAATGCAACTTGAACAGGTCAAGCAGCAGGTGTCCGGAATGAGTAAACAAGTAGAGGCTTCAAATAAAAGGGATTTAGATATCCAAAAAGAAGATCGTAAGGACGATCGTGTTAAAAAACAAGCTGTAGAGCAGTCTAAATTAATCTCACAGCGCCAAGGGCAGCGGGGAGAATTAGAAGATGAGCAGCCGGTTGATCCATTTGACGCACTATAATAAACCTTAACTTTGTAATATGGCAACCAGCAT